GTTGTAGCCGGCACACGCCGTGTGCCGTCCGCACGTTACGGCACACGGCGTGTGCCGACTACATTGGAACTGACCAAGTGATTTACTGAGCGCCCGTCTAGTCCGCGCCGCTGGAGCCGGAGCCGGTGGCGTTGAGCGTTCCCACCAGGGCCAGCGAGTAAGTGACGTTGCCGCCGACGGCCGCCAGCTTCAGGAGCTTGTGCGAATCGTCGACGGGCCAGCCGTCCTGCCGGTTGACCAGCAGCACTGCGCCGTCGGGCGGCACCACGAGCGAATCGCCGTCGGCGCCGAAGGGGGCCGACCACTCGGCCTGGCCGGCCCCGCCCACGGCCAGGCGACCCGTGGAACTGCCGTCGTTGAGCAGCAACAGCCCCTTGACGCGAACCAGGGTGGTGGTGTGATCGGCGCCGAGCATCTCGCGATGCAGTGCCGTCAGGTCGAGCGTGTCGGCCGCACCGCTGTCGAGCGTCTGTTGATCGGCGTGCCAGCCGGCCTCGGCCTGGCCGCTGCCGCAGCCCTCCTGCAACTGCTTAGTGTAATCCAGCCGGGCGGTGTCCAGCGCGCCCTGGTTCCAGTTCCAGCCGATGGAAGCCCTCAGTTCCGCTTTGAACGTCATGCGATTTTCTCCTTGAAGATATGGACCATGCACACGAAATCGATATTCATTTGCCACACGCCGTCGTCCTGTTGCCGCTGGCCGCCGCCCGTTCGCCGCATCTCGATCACGCGCTGGCCGTCGTCCAGGTCGAAATCCGTGCGATCGAAGGCGGCGTCGATTTGCTCGACGATGGCTGCCGCCGCATCGTAGTTGCCGTGGAAGACTTGGAACCGCAGGCCGATCAAGCGGACGGTCGAGCCGTCGTTGCAGGCGGCCAGCGGCCGATCGCTCTGGAGGCTGACGACGGCCCGGGGCAGGCCGGGATCGGGGCTGAGGCCCGTCGCGAGCCGCCCGCCCGGCAGCAGGGCGCACAGCGGCTCCACGGCCGACCAGCGGCAATGGATGGCCTGCATCAGGCTCAAGGCCATGGCGTCACCTCCGCCTCGATGCTCTCCAGCTCGCCGATCAGCTCGGCGGCGGTGGTGCCGAGAACCTTGTAGATCGTTCCGTCCGGACCCTGAATGCGGTGCGTGTGGTCGAGCTTTAGCGTCTGCTCCACGAAGATCCGGTAGCGGGTGACGGTCTGCCATGCCGCGTGCAGAACATCGGACTGCGAGGCGACCGGCTGAATGCGGGCCCGGATTCCCGTAAGCCACACCTGCCAGGCGGGCACGGCGGCGCCACCCGTTCCCGGGGTGTAGACGGCCTGTAGGACGGTGATCGTGTCGTCCAGGGCGTAGACCACGGCCAGGCTCCGCGCGGCGCACCGCCAGCGGGAGCCCAAGGCGGTGCCGGCCACGTCCAACACGGTCCAGCGACGGCCCTCGGCGTCGCACAGCACGTCGCCCAGCCGTGGGGCGGCGGGCAGCTCGGCGACCGGCAGGTGCCAGGTGACGTCGCTGGCCGTGTAGCGCCCGTCGGAAGCGGCCGCCTCGCGGGTCGTGACCGCCCGCCGCAAGGCGTGCGCAATCACCCTGCCCGGCGCGGCGGGGCTGCTGCCGCGCCGACGTATAATCACCGGCTCCAGGCCGTCGGCGACTTGTGCCAGGTCGGAAACAAGGTCCGGCGAGGGAGTCTTCATCTAGGTGTACCCCCGCGATTGCACTTCCACCGGTGCGGCGGCGGCGATCTGCCGCTCGCACCACTCGACCGTCTGCTGCAACTGGGCCAGGTACTCCGCCCAGGCAACCTGTTGCCCGTCGATCTTGTAGGTCGGCTTGGGCTGGGCCGTGATTTCGGCCACCAGCGCCAGCGTCTGGGCCTTGATTCTGTGCAGTTGTTCCAAGTGGCTCATGGGAGTTAGGAGTCTCAAATCACGTTAATGCGGAATCTCACGAGCACGATTTGCCCGGCCGCCGGGGTCAGCCGGTACTCGACCAGATAGCGGCAGCCGGCCACGGGGAAGGCGGACTGCCGGGAGACGTCCGGCGTGTGGCGGAAGTTGTACGCGGCCGCGTCCTGGTCGGTCTGAAGGGCGTCGAAGATCACCTCCGCGGCCGCCAACGGCAGCGCGGAGAACCCGGGGACCGGCGCTCGGCAGTCCGGGTCCTGGTCGTCGAGCAGGTACACCGAGTAGGCGATCGTTTGCACGTCGGCCTGCTGGATGTCGCGGCCCCGGTAGGAAACGTGAGCCGCCAGGGGCCGCGTGCCGCCGCGGAACACCGTGCTGTAAATGTCTGCGTCGGCCTGGGCCACGGCGGGGGCCCCCGCCGCCGGGCCGCCGGTGAGCGTGCGTTGGGGGTTCGACCACACGGCCGCCGGCAGCGCGGCCACCGCACCGGCCGCGGTGCCGGCCGCGGTTTCCGCACCGGCGGCTGACGCCGCGGCGCTGTCGGCGCTGGTCTTGGCCTCCGCGGCTGCGGTGGCTGCACTGCCGGCGCTGGTGGCCACGCCGGCCAGGGCGGCAGCCGTGGCCAGGTGGTTGCCGGCGTCGTCCACTGCGCGGACGTTGCCGCTGGGGTCAACGGCGGGCTGGTGCGCCGGCAGATTCGCCAACCGCGGGTCGCCCAGGGCCGTCAGGCCGGCCCCGCCCGCGCCGATCTGCTGGTAGACCTCGTCCGTGTAGCGGTCCACGCGGAAGTAGTATTCGCGGGCGTATGCCACGAAGCTGCTGAGCGTGCTGCTGTAGGGCTGCCAAAAGCACCACACATCGCCGCTGTCACCCGGCACCCAGGGGCTGTTGCAGGGGAAGTCGAAGGTGTACTGCCCAGGCGATGAAATCCACGTCAGCGTGATGGGCGTGTTGACATCCGGCGTGCCGTTGCGAAACACGATCACCAGCGGGATCACCGGCGGATCGACCATTTGCCCCGGCGGGCTGGTCGTAAGGTCCGACGCAAACAACTGCCGGACGCCCACCGTGTGCGTCGCGGATATGTCGGGCAGGTCGGTCTGAGAGAGGATCTCGATCGTCGCGCCCGGGATCGAGACGGATGTCTGGTAATGCGTGTTCTTAAGCGTGATGCTGACCGGCGGTGAAGCTGGGTTGAAAATGACCGGATAGCCGCGGGAGTTGGACAGCGACACAATTACTGATGCGTCGGCGGGCACCAGCTCCCAGCCGTCGATGAGCGTGCAGCCGCCGGCCAGAGCTATGGTCACACCCGAGGAGATCTGGGTTACTCCGTTGCCGAGGTCCCAGATGCCTTTGACCAGGACGTTTCCGTTGCACTGGCAGTTGCAGTCGACCTCGGCCGCGCCCACTGGAAACAAGGCCAAACAGCCAGTCGTCTCGATCGTGGTCTGGCTCGCACTCCCGGAATCGTTCAGGGTAACGCTGACATGCACGTGGCCGGCGGACTGGGTGAGAATGCCTGCGACATCCAGGTTGCCCAGCAGCGAAACGTATCCGCCGCCGTGGATCGTGCCGAAGGACACGACGTCACCGGCCGCGATGGTGATGTCATCGCTGTTGTTGCCGTCGCCGTCGAAGGTCGGCGCGACGCCTCCGACCCAAATCGAGCCGCTCTCCCAGGCGACGGCGCCCTGGTTGCCCTTGGTCGTGAAAGAAGTCATGGTGCGATCGAGGGGTTAAGGGGTTGAGGGGTTAAGGGGTTAAGGGACTGAGGGGCGGGGCTTTTCCCTTATCCCCTTATCCCCTAATCCCTCATCCCCTTTTTCTGCCTACTACGGCGTGGCGTGCTCCCGGGCCTGGGCCACCTGCCACACGTTGACAAGGCCAAAGCCGTTCTGGCGGGCCCAGCTCGTCTGGAGCGTAGCATAGGCCGCGATCTTGCCCGGTACCGCGGTCAGGGCGGTACTGCCCTGGCAGAGTTGGTTGACCATGCTCTGCAACACGGCGCTTCCGAAATCCAGGCCGCCGCCGTTGCCGGCCTCGTCGCCGGGCAGGGCCAGCATGGCGATCATGTCGGTCAAGAGCGCACTTGCCGAAGCGGCCGCGTTCAGCGCGGCCCGCAGGGCGTTATATTCGGCCGCGGTCAAGAGGTTGGCCAACGTGCGAAAGCTGCCGAAGCAGGAGCAGGGCTGGGCGCTGGGGGCATTGAGCACCGCCATGGCCTGGGCGTCGGTCATCGTCGAATACTGCGGCTTGGCCAGCTCGGCTTGAAGTGCGGCAAGATTGTTCATTTCGTTGCTCCCCAATGGGTCGTATGGGACCTATAGGCCCTATACGACCTATGCGCCTGTACGTGATTTCTGCGTTCGGTCACCGGGCGAGTGGCACGCCCGCGCAAGCCGGGGCATGCCACTCGCCGCCAGCGCCCGCTGCGCCGGGCTTACTGCCTGGTGGGCAGTGGAACGCTCTTGACGATGTAGCGGGGGTTGATCACGGCGGCCGCCCCGCGCTCCGAAGCCTTGAAGCGAATCACGACGTCCTGGTTGAAGTCGGCATCGCTGTTGGGCGGCGACTGGGTCACCGTGATCGGCCAGTTCTGCATGTAGGCGAAGGCCTTGCGGAAATCGCCGAGGAACCACCACTTCTTGGCGTCGCCGCTGGTCTGGCCCGAGGCGATGATCCGCCGATACGCCAAGCGGCTCTCGTAGAACTGGTAGGTCTTGCTGTAGGGATTGGCGTAGGTGGCGCGGACCTGGTCCTCTTCGGCGCCGTAGATCAGCTCGGTAGCGCTGAGGATGCGGGCCGCCGCGTGGCGGTAGGCCGGCATCACCAGCAGCGTCGTGGCCTGGATCAGCACTGGCTCGCCGGTGTTGGGATCGAGGATGTCGGCGAAGAGTTGTTCGGCGGCGTCGAGGTTGGTCCAGTTGACCAGTTCCTGCTGGAGGACGTTGGTCCACGGGCCGCCGTCGGTGGGGCCGTAATAGGTGTTGTACTGCGTGCCCTTCCACTTGTAGTTGTTGTCGACGCCGATGAGCAGGTCCAGCAGCCGCTTTTCCTTGTTCAGGCCGAGGATCTCGCCCACCTCGGCGGCGCGCTGCAGGACGAGGTGGGTGCGGTCGAAGAACACGGCTTCGCGGGTCACGGGCACGATGAATCCGCGCTTGGTGGTGGAGGGCGTTTCGATGTAGTCCTCGCCCAGTCCGACGCTGGGATAGGGCATGCCCGGCCGCACTTCGGCCACGTCGTCGGCCAGCCGGCCGATGCCGGGGATCTTCTCGCCGTCCAGCCGCGTGGGGACCGCTTCCACCAACTGCGACAGGATGAACGCCTCCTGGGCGTAGGCGGCGAGGATCGTCGAGTAGATGATCTGGCCGGTGATGTTCGAGAAGGCCGTCACGTCCACGGCGTCGCCGGCCTCCAGCAGCCGCACGCCGCCGGTGTTGCGGGGATCGAGCTGCTTGACCCACGCCGGCCCGACCGTCGCCTCGGCCAGCTCCCGAATGCTGAAGTCCTCGGCTTTCAGATGGCCCTCCTCCAGGGCCTCGCGGAGGCGCTCGGCGGTCGGCTCGGGCCCGCACAGCTCGTACATGCGTTTCAATTCACGATACTTGATCGCTCGCACGGTTCGTTTCTCCTTGCTTGGATAGTTGTCAGTTGTCGGTTGTCGGTTGTCAGCGTTCAGACTGAGAACTGAACACTGAACACTGGCTACTGAGCGGCTACAGCCGCGCCCTAGCTGCCGCTGAAGCTGCTGCCTTCCACGCCGCCGGTCATGACGGTCGAGCGGATGTCGACCAGCACGCTGGTGGCCGGCGTGGGGGCCCGGCGGGCCACGCGACCCACCGCGCAACAACTGGCGGCCACCTTGGCCACCTGCTGATTCAGTAGCGCGCTACCGTTGGTAGTCGCGTCCGGACCGACCAGGTTGCCCAGCTCGAAGGCCGTGGCGGGGCAATCCATCTCGAACACTCCGGTGGTGGCGACGCGGATCGGCGCCGTGTCGCCGGCGCGGCTGCGCTGCATCGCCACGCCCAGGAACTGGAAGGCAAACGCCTCCTGGTTGGCCGCCTTGCCGCCCTGGTTGCTCAGGGCCGAGGCCGGCTGCGCATTGTCGACGCTCTGCCACAGCAGATCGCCGATCTCGATCACGGTTTCCGAATGCACGGCCGCCACCACCGGACTGGTATCGCCGTACCGCCAACGCATCTTGTCTGTCATGGCTCGTTCTTCCTGCGAAAAAGGAGTTAGAAGTTAGAAGTTAGAAGTTAGAAGTTAGGAGTTAGGAGATCCGGCGGGGGGCACTGGCGCTTGCGCCGGTGCCACCCCGCGATTACGTAATGGCGGCGACGAACGCCCGGGCGTCGAGCCTGGCCGAGCCGTCGGCCAGGTGCTGATCCCGCGAGAGCGGCTTGGACCACGGCGACAGCGAGTCGCCGGCCAGCGCCCGGACCAGTGCCGCCCGCTCCTCGATCAAGGTCCGCAGGGCCTGCTCGTCGGGGGCCGCCAGCAGCGATTCGACGAACCGCCGGCTGGTGATGGACTTGGCCTGCGGATCGGAGCCCTCCGGGTCGGGCAGGTGATATTCCCGCAGCAGGGTGCGGACGAGCTGCCGTTTCTGGTGGGCCGTCTCGAGGGCCGCCAGGCGCTGCACTTCCGCCGCCAGCCGCCGCAGCTCGGCCTCTGGCCCCGCGGTCAGGGCCTCGACCAGCTCGGGATAGTCGCGCCGCAGGGCCTCGACGCTGGCGGGGGGCTGCCGCGCGCCCGGCGCCGGCGGCGACTGCCAGCCGCCACGCGACTCGAACAGACCGCGCGTCGTGGCCGGGTCGGCCACCAGGTCCACGCTCTGCACGCGGGTGATGGCCTCGACCTCGACCCGCTCGCCGCGGCGGACCGTTCGCGCCTCGACGTTGTGCGAAAAGCCCACGTTCTCCGGCGCGTGCTCCGCGTCCCATGCAAGCTGCTCCGCAAGCTGATGCTTGGGATTGAAGTGCAAGTCGGCGAACAGCCCGTCGGGCCGGGCCGTCACGCCGCGGATCGTGCCGATGCGGTCCTGGTAGTCGCGGGGCATGCCCGGACTGCCCTTGGGGTGATTCACGTTCACCTTGGCGTCCTCGTACAGCGCGGCGGCCTGGGCCAGCGCGTCGGGCAGATAGGTGCGGCCGTTGCGCGACTCCAGACCCAGAATCTTCACGCCCCGGATCACCCCCGCCTGGCGGTCGGTCCGCAACGCCAGCCCGCGCCAATCGCAGAATTCCTGCAACATTTCGGTCATCTGGTTTCCTTTCTGCGGGGACTGTCCCAATTTTCGTCCGACGAAAATGGGACTGTACCCTTTGACGGTAGCGGTTTGTTCAATTGAGCTGCTTCGCCTATTTTTCAAGGCGGTCCACCATGCACCGGATCTGCTGAATGGTCCCGTCCTGAAGCGTGAGCCGCACGGCGGCGGTGCCGAAGAACCCGCGCCGCAGGACCTGCTCCAGGAGCTCCGACAGGGCGGCCTTTAGCTGGACCATCTTCTTCGCATTCGCCTGAGTGGTGCTGTGCGTCGTCATGGGCACAAACATAGCATATTAGTGTACAAATGTCAATAGCAGTTCCTGTAAGATTTGTGCAGCCGCGTTGTGCATCGGGTCCGGGGCGGTCTGCCGCCTTCGGAACGAAGCGCGGCCGCTACTGTCGGACAAACGTGGCAACGGGCCGTATCGAGAGGGGACGGTTCGCGCCGGCGGCGGAGTTCCAGGCCCGAGGACCGCAGAATCAATAAGTGTACTCATCTCGCTCCGCGAGATGGGCTTTCATCTCGCTCCAGCGAGATGAGTACGGTGGCGAACACGACAATAATTGATTCGCCGGTCCTTGGCTGCTTGAGGTGCGGCGACAATCGGGCCCCGAGGGCTGGCTACGCCCGGCCGTTACATCCGTCTTGCGCCAGCGTTCGGCCCTTGCCGACGCTGTGCCATAACACTCGTCATTGAGATGCCTGACCATTTCCGGCCAGGCGTCTTCCGCGTGCTCGATAAGCGCGTGGAACGCGCGCGGCTCTGGCGTACTCGGCCGAATCGTAGTTCTTAGGGAAAACCGCCCGCTCGCGGGAGTCGAAAAGAGGTGCGGGATTGCGATTCGCCAACGCCTCGACCATGGCGCGGGCATCCGGCGCCGCCGGCTTCTGCTTGTCACCGGGTGGGCCCGCCAGCGCGGCGGCGGCGGCGCAAAAAGCCGCGGCGCATGCCAACAGGTTCGCTTTGGGGCTCATTTGCTCGGGTTGCCCACGCAAATCGAGACCGACTCGCCGAAGCCTTTGAATCGGAAGGCCTGCTTCGAGGTCTTGAGACGTTCAATTTCGGACTTGATCCCCGCGATCCATTCGAGCCGCTCCGACTTTGATACTCGTTCAAACCCGCCTTTTTCCACCTCCGCGACCGCCCATTGGCAGACTTCGATCTGCAGCTCGTACAGTCGCTTTGTGCTTCGCGCATCGCACCACGCCTTGAGAATGTCTTTGCCGATCATTGAACCTCTTTTGTCGGGCAGGAACTTCTCTAGCCGATAATACGACTTTTTATCCGTATGGACATGCTGGAGGTAACTTCCTGTCAGCGCCCCGACGACGATCTCCCGGCAAACGTCCCCCACGGTCCAATTGTGCGCGTAACCAGACGACGAATCGATGTCGTGGCTGATTGTGATACTGTAACGGTCGTCATTGAGATGCCCGACGATCTCGGGCCAGGCGTCTTCCGCGTGGTCGATAAGTACGTAGAATGCTCGCGCCGCCCTGACGTACTCCGACGAATCGTAGCGTTTAGGGAAAACCGCCTGGTGGTCGGCGTCGATACCGGGTACGGGGTTTCGATTCCCCAACGCCTCTACCATTGCCCGGGCATCCGGCGGGGCGGGCTGCTTCTGCTTGTCGCCGGGTGGCCCCGCTAGCGCGGCGGCGCAAAAAGTCGCGGCGCAGGCCAGCAAAGCCGCTTTCGGAACGGCGCGAGGGCGCCGCGCAGGCCGAGGGGAATCGGTCCTTCCGCGTTTGCACGAATCGTAGAACCACATTTCGCACCCCATTTTCGCTAGTAAGAGCGTGGTTTCGGGCTGTAGCGTGACTTGAACTTGTAGTTCTCGATGTTCGGGTCCTGCCGCTCCGGGTCCGAATAACCATGGACATCCCTCTTCAACTGGTGCTCGTCGGCAATTCTGCCGCCGTCCATGTGAACGTACTGCTGAACGCCGCTGTCATCCTTGCCTGCGTAAATCACATTCGACCCCTCGTAGCCATCCTTGTCAACCCCTTTCCTGTGCATGTGGTTCTGCATCCAAACGCGATCCCCCGGGGCGAAGGTGTTGGGGGCAATGCCGTGCGAGTTGCCGTTGTAGGTCTGGTAGTCACTGTTCCGCCCGCTCGGGTACAGGTCCGGCAAGGTCTTGCCGGCGACGTCCTTTTCAAACTCGGCCGTTTTTCCCTCTTTCTTCGCCTGTTGCGCCTGCGCCTCCAGCATAAGCGATCGGGCCGCCGGTGTACATGCGGTTTCACTTCCGATACCGCTTATCCCGTACACGCGATCGTGGATTCCCTCGGTGGCCTGGCCCGGCTTGATGTGGAACGTATCTTTCGGCTTGCCGTTGACAATAGTTGTGCGCTTCTCGAAATAGGCCGGGTTCGGTTCCTTCTTTGTGTTGAACTTCATTTTATGGCCGAGGGCCGCCTTGACCAACTCGTACCGCAGATCGCGCTCCTTTTTGGAAATCTTACCCGCCGCGACCATCGCGTCAAGCTCGGCGGCCGCCCGCGCCAACTGGCCCCTTCGGCCGGCGTTCAGGTATGGCGCGTCGTCGGGGCTAACGGTATGACCGCCTTGGCCGGCAGCGCCGCCGCCCGTGGTCCATCGGCCTCGCTCGTCTCTCGGTTCGTCCGGGTTGAAGTTGGCCTCCCGGAGCCCCGCGTGCTGGGCGATCAACTGCTGCTCGCGATCGGGCTCCAGGCCGTGGCGCATGGCCATGGTCTGCCGCGACATGGCCCCGTTGCGGACCAGGATCTGGTCGGCCTGGGCCTCTTGCAGCCGGTCGCGAACGGCCAGCGTGGGGGCCACGGCCTGGATGTCGACGGCAGCGAGGGCCTGGTGCGGCAGGCGGCCGGTTTCCACGGCGTGCGCCAGCACCCGCCCGAGCAACTGCAAGTCGTCCTCGATCGTCTCGTTCTGCAGCCGCTCGAACATCTTGACGGCCGGCCCTTCGGCCACCATCGTCGAGGCGTAGTTGGCGTTGCTGGCGTCGCTGGAGAGCATGAACTCGGGCATGACCAGGCGGCTGGCGATGGCCCGCAGCTCGGCCTGCAGCACGGTTACGTAGCGGGCGGCGTCCAGGCCGGCGGCGGGGAATTCGTAGTCCGTGCCCGCCGCCGTGTCGAG